CTCGCGAGATCGTCGCACGCCTTCGCAAAGCCGGTTGTGTCGAGACGAACGAAGATGTTTGCCATATCAGCGCGGAACCGCAGTCGGCTGCTCCTCTTTGAGCATGAGCCGGACACACGGATCGTCCGGGTCATCGTCGATTTGGACAACGCGCACCCATTTCCCGTCGAGCTGTGCCGCGCTGCGGACGACGATTCCGAGCCGCGCCTGTTCGGTCCGCAGCATTTCGATGGTCAGGCTGAAGTCGCCGAATAGGCCTGTGCTCTGCAATGCGAGAGTCTCGGTGAACGGCGTGACAACGCATTTTGCAGACAGTCCCGATCGCGTGACGGTGTTGCCGCATTCGTTCGCAACCTCGGAAAAGCCCGACTTCATCAGGTCAAAAAATTCGCTCATGCGTTAGTGTGGTTTTGAAAAAAGGGGAGCACCAGTTTCCCGATGCTCCCCTTGCTATGCCTTACAATTTTGCCTTTAAGCCTTGGCCTTTTTCGCTGGCGCTGCCGGTTCGGGAGCCTGCGCTGGAGTGTGGCAAAATGCCTTTCGGCGTAACCGCCCCTGCACAGTGTCGACGAGCCACACTTCGTCGTACGGAATGCCTTCTGAGACGCCTCCGTCCATGACGATAGATGTAAAACGCTTTTTGACAGAGGAAAGATCGCTCGGAGCACCGAGCACCTTCGCCTCGCCATTCTCCACGCCAAGAAGCATCGCGAAATTGGCCATGAGACTTAAGCGGAGACGATGCGCTTGATGCCTGCGCCGATCCCGACAACGGAACCGTAAACGCACTCCCACACCTTTTTCTTCTGGCCGCTGTCCTCGTCGTACCACTCGCGCACGCCGATCGTGATGCCGGTGGCAGGATCGGTGAGGGCTTCTGCACGGGTATATCCGTGACCTTCCTGCGGTGCGAGGTAGCGGATAGCAACCGCGAGCGCGGAAGGATGCACGGCGAACCCGACAAGGTTCTGGCCGTTGGCTGGAATGATCGTCGACTTGTAGACGTCGAACCCTGCCAAGCGTGGGAGCTTGTTGTTGTGCAGCGGATCGTTGGTGCCGTAGGCCTGAAGAACGGTCACGGTCTGATCCTTCAGGAGGTTCGCGTAGTAGGTTTCCTTCAGGACCAGCGAACGCATTTCCTCGGGCATGTCTGCGGTATCGCACACCTGCGCCAGAGTGATGACGCTGTCGACGTCGAAAGCGGTTGCAGCGCCGGTGAATGATGCCGCGCCGAAGTTGGCTAGAGTCACATTCGCGAGGATGTCCTGCACGACTTTCTTCCCGAGCTGGAAGCCCTTCTGCTTGCCGTACATTTCGAGATTCAGAACGCTCGAAGATGCAACTTCGACGTCGTCCAAAGCCCCGGAAACGTACACGGGCTGCCCAAGGCTAATTTCGACTGCGTCGGACGTGTTGTCCTGAATGACGTAGTCCGCGCCTGTGACTTTTGCGACAGCTACCGACTGAGCGCCGATCCGAGGGATCGACACTTTGTCGCCTTTTTTTACAGCATCAGCGTTGAAGCTGGTACTGAACGCCTGCAGAGGTAGGAGGGCTGCGACGAAACCGTCGAGCACCCCCTGTGAAATGACATCGTCGTTGATGCCGGTAATGGTATTGGCCATGTTGGGTGGATTGGGTTACTTGGTGGTTTTCGCCGCCTCGATCAGCTCGCTGCGGTTTTGTTTAAGGAATGCCAACCATTCGGTCGACTTTCCGCTCTGTCTCAGTTGGTTAAACTGATCGAGAATGTTCACTCCTTTGTTTGGAGAAATTTTGTCGTCGGCCTGAGCCGAAATCGAAACCGGAGCGTGCCCAGTTTGAGCCACAAGCGCAGCCGCCTTCGCGTTCACCTGTTCGAGCACCGATGCGGATTTTGCGCGTTCCGCTTCGAGCTCATTCTTGAGCGATTCGCATTCGGCCTTTGATGTCGCGAGATTGGCTTGTGCGGCGTTCAATTCTTCTGAGATCCCATAGATACGTGCCTCTGCGTTCAAAAGATCCTGCGCCGTTTTTGCGAGCATCGCTTGGAAGTCCGGAAGCACCGGTGGTTGCTCGATTGCGTTCTGAGGTTCTGGGTTTTCCATTGTGCTTCCTTCCTGTTCGATCTGTTCTTCCTGCTCCTTCTCGTGCTCCGCGTATTTTGCTTCGGCCCACGCCATCGCACGCTCCGAGTCCACCTTCGGCCACCCACCCCAAAGCGCATGTGCAACCATGCCGGGGGTCGGATTGGATTCGTCGCCCTCGACTCCGTCCAAGTCTCCCATGTGCCGTGCGAACCATGCTGCCATCCTCTGCGCCTTGTCAGGCGAAACGAGATTGCCGCCAGCGATTGCACGCGCTTCCTCAATCGTCGAGTCTGCGAGCCCGTCGCCGCCGAAGCCTTTTTCAAACCAGTCTAGGCCTTTGCGGAAATTGTCGCGCATCCACTGCGGCGCTGGCCACGGATTGGCGAAGTGAAACACGCCGGAAGGCGCTTTTGCGGAGATGGCTGAAAGATCGATCTTAGCGGCGGCTTGCATGCCTTCAAAAACTTCGTCGGCGAGTCCGAAGGCCACGGCCTCCTCTGCGGAAAACCATGTCTCCGCGTCCATCGCTGCAGCGATGTCTTCCTCTGGCATCCCGCTTTTGTCTGCGTAGATTTTGACCAGAGAATCTTTGAGCTTGTCGAGAACGTCAGCCTGTTTCCGCATCTCCTCGGATCCGCCTGCGGCTTGGCTCCAAGGGTTATGAATCATCAGGAAGCCGTTGGAAGCGATCTTAACTGGCTTGCCCGCCATCGCGATAACGGACGCCATGCTGGCGGCGATTCCGTCAACCATCGTCGTGACGCCTGCCGGATGGATCCGAAGCGCGTTGAAAATGGCGTGACCTTCAAACACTGATCCTCCGGGGGAATGAATGTGAAGGTTGATGTGCTGGCCCTTCCGGCTTGCGAGTTCGGCGATAAATTCGGATGCCGATGCGCCCCAGCCGCCGACCTCGCCGTATAGATACAAGTCGCCTTCTGGTGTGTCGGCGGATGCTTTGAAGTCGTACCAGTTGGAAGCCATTGGATTTTTCACGGTGTCAACTCGTCATTAAATTTCAACCGGAGTGCCAGAAAGCCCGCCTCCGATTTGTCCGCTTGCGGTGCGTTGCTGAAGCATCGAAAGCGCGGTTCCGAAATCGATGCCGGTTTGATCCGAGATGCGCTTCGCACGATTGATAACGTCGACCGTTTCGCGCTCGCGTGCGTCCATGTGCTGATCCAGCACCTGCCCTTGTTCCGCGATCACCTCGGACAGATTTTTGAACCCGAGTTTGTAGTCCTCGCGGCGCGCTGCGGAATCCCGCCCAAGATCGATTGAGAATTTCGGTGGAAGCGTGAAATCCCATTTCAGGAATCCGCCCAAGTCGCTGCCTTTGTACTCTGGCAGGATGCCCGACTTGATCGCTTTGGAAATCGCATAGCCGACGATCCTCTGCGCGACGGGCTTCAGAAGTTCCTGTCTGTCCAAGATCGTCGTGCGGGCCTTCTCAATCTCTGCGCGTTCCTGAGTCCCGTTTTGCCCGTCCGGCTTCCAGCACAAGCTATACGGCCACCCGACACCCAAGAGCGCTTTGCGTGCAAGCCGGTCTTGGAACTGATCCCAATCGGCCCCGGGGCGCATGTTAACGAACTGCTCCAACTTGGATCCGGTCCCGGCCTTGAAATATGTAATCGTTCCGCCTTCCAAACGTTCGATGCTGGTATCCACCGAATTCTCTCCGCGATTCAGAATAACCGCCGGATCGTTCACATCGGCCTGCCCGCTTTCGTTCGTCTCGATCAGCGTCCGCGAACTGCTCGCCATCTGGTTGAGTTGCTCCCAGTACTGGCTCTGGTCCGCGTCCCTCAGATCGTTCAGCGCGTGCGAGAAAAGCGGTAGCCCCCGGAGTTGATCCGCCCATTCGGGATCGAAGGCTAGGATCAGATCCCTTGCAGAAACGTCTTTGTCGTCGCCTTCTTCGTCCGCAAGAACCCGATAGGCAACGGCGCGGCCCACTCGGTTTGTAATGACTCCATGCGAAATCT